CAATGTAAAGAAATGGCAGAGATGAAATATAACACTATGAAGTTAGAGTACGAGATTACACGAGCTTCTAAGTGTGCGGACTTGCAGCGTAAGGGTTTTACATATAGACCCGGAACTGAAATGTCAAAAGTCTGTCAGGACATAGTGCCTATATCATCTACTCTACCACCTAAGAAAAAGAAATTTTGGCAAAAATGAGTTCACTAACAATACAATGGGAAGCCGAAGAAAAGGCTCGTAAAACAAAAGCTGCTAAGAAAAAGAAAGCAGCTGCTAAAAAGGAGGAATCATGATTACAGTTATTAAACCTATAATATTTGCATTTCTTAAAACCAATGCAGTAAAAGAGCTTGTAGTAAAACTACTAGAAGCTTATGCAAAAAATACAGATAACACTGTAGATGACAAGCTAGTCGAGCTAGTCAAGAAAAACTTATTACCAAACTAATGGCAAAATCTGGTGCATCTAAGGGTGCTAAAAAAATCAATGCTTTCAATGATGGCAAGTTAGACGGAGTAAACGTAGCAAGTGCACCTTATACCGTTACGAACGCTGATAAAGTTGGAAACACTCCGGCATATCAAGGTTATAAAGCCGGTAAAAAGAACAAAGTAACTGGAGAGCCATTATATAAAGCTGCTCCACATTTAAAAGGAGTATAATGGACGAACTAAAGAAACTACCTAAGAAAGCAACAGAAGAAAGTTTTAACGAGCTACACTATCTTGTTACAGAAGACTTCTTGCGTAGAATACGTAGTGGAGAAGCTACAACACAAGACTTAAAAGCAGCTTGCGATTGGCTAAAAACAAACGATATCACTGGTGTTGCCTACGAAGGTAGTCCTTTAGATAAACTCAATCGTCTTCTACCTACCGTTGACCCATCACTCGTACAGAGGAAAGTCTATGGCAAGCAAAACTTCTAAATATTACAAAAAGAATCCTAAAGCTGCGGCAAAACGTCGTAAACAGCAGCGGAAATACAACAAAACTAAAAAAGGTCTTGAAATTAGAGTCAATGCAAACAAACTTAATAGAAAACTTGGTACATATGGCAACCGTGACGGGTTGGATGCCGCCCATTATAAGGGTAGTAAAACCCGTGGCAGACTACAAAAGCCATCAAAAAACCGACGTAGCAGACTCAAAATTAAAAAATGACCCCATTACTACCTAACCCTGACCATTATCTACAAAATTTAATAACCATGACAAGTTCAGATTCTAAAAGGCTCTGGAGAAGAGCTATCAAAGAGCACTTCAACTGTACATGCGTTTATTGCGGAGGAATTTATGAATTACAACAACTCACCATTGACCACGTACGTCCAAAATGTAAGGGCGGAAGAGATGAGACGACGAATGTTGTCCCGTCTTGTAGGCGATGCAATCAGGAAAAAGGCAGTAAAAACTGGAGAGACTGGATGAGGTCGACATTCGGCATCACGGATAGAGAACAAACTATTTTATCACATATAAGATGACAGAAGAACTAGACCCTTATGAAGAGGAGCTAAAAAAAGAGAAACAGAAAGAAAACGATCGTATTAACGAAGAATACCAAGAAGAAAAGTATGGAAACGAGGAGCTTCGCAAGATACGTGAAGGCGAAGGTACACGAGATTATCGAAAACGTATCTATCCAGATTATAAAAAGAATAGACTTAAAAATCAACAACGAGTACCTTTATTACCAGATGCAGATATACAAGCACAGGGAGACGCAAAGCTAAATCCTACAGCAGAAGATCTTAAAGAGCTAACTCCAGAAGAAATAGAAGCTAACCGAAAAGGTATAGAAGAAGCTAAGAAGAGAATGGATGGGCATAAGCCCGAAAAAGATAATGACGGCTTTTTAAAATTAGTAGGTCAAGGGCTAACAGTCTTTGGTAATGCTATGGAATCCGTCGACAAAGCTGTACTAGGTAGAATAGGTCTTGGCGATGCGAACTTATATACTGCTAGAAGAGGTATAATCGACGGTTTAGGCGAAAGACATATAGCTTTAGCTTTACTAGGTGAGTTTTTATTACCTGATACTCTTGATTTAGCTACATTGGGTCTAAGTTACATACCAAAACGCTTTCTTAAGTCACCAAAGTTGCTCAGAATGTGGGCAAAGATGACTAAAAAAGCTACAGCTGCTGATGAAGCAAGCGATGCTTATGCTTTTGCACGGTTAGGTGGTAGACCCGTACTTGCTAAAAGTATAGATGCTACCGATATGCCTGACAATGTTGAGTCAATGTGGGCTGCTATGGATGCAGCACGTAAGAAAGAGTTACCAGATCTAACTACACCAGAGAAGCAGAGACAGAAGATACTTGCCGGTAAAGGCGATGTATTTGATTTAAACGCTGCTGTAATGGGTAAAGGAGTAGAAGGTGCAGAAGGAGTACCTAAATATACCGAAAAATTACGTAGAGAAGTTGTAACACCAATAAATGAAAAGTTAGTCAAAGAGCTACAGGCAAAGTTTGGTGGTACAGATACAGAAGCTGCATTATTTTTACAGAAGCAACAAGAAGTACTAAAACAGGTAGAAAGAGCTAGAATTGCACTAAACAAAGAGTTTAAACTATTGCAGTTTGGATTTGCGTTTGACGATACACTTGAAGCGATAGAAGCCTTCAACGATATGATGAAAGGCTTAGGTCCAGAGAGAGCTAGAGCTGTAATTGGTAAATATAAACCTGATATAACTGATGACGAACTTATGCAGTTCTTTGAACTACTACGTGTTGATGCCGGTGCAGTAGACATAGGACATATTAATGCTGCTAAGAATATATACAGGCAAACAGCCGGTGGTGGAGGTAAAGGTGCTAACTTTGCAAGTAACTTAGAGCTAGAACCCGCCAGAAACCTTGTAGAAATTAGTATGGATAGACGTAGAAAAGAAGTTGTAAAGCTAGTAGAAAAAGGTAACAGAGGTCGTGGGTCTCGAATGGATTTACCGATAGATATTAACCGATTAAGAGGCGTATCAGCTAACGTAGAGGAAGAGTATCTTAAGTTTATACATCCTGACATGCGAAACTTTTTAGAAAACATATTACCAGTAGAGTTTCACGACGACTTTATACAATCTACTATGGAAGCACTAGCAGAAAAGCGAAAGTTTGGTATACAAGATTTTGACGACTATCTAATGGAAGTATGGGAATTTGACTTTGGCGGTTTTAAATTACTACCAAAGCAAAGTCAGAAAGCGATTAGAGATGCGTTTAAAAATCAAAAAGGTATGATACACCCACAACAACAGCTAGACATGTTTAATCAGCCTTATACAAGAGGTTGGAAGAAAACAGCAACTAAAGAAAATCCAATGGGTGGCTATCGTGAAAGTTGGGTAGAAGAAGTTATTAACGACTATCTAAACAACTTGGATGAAGCTAGACAGCTAGGTTTAACTGAAGTATTTTTAAATGATGCTACAGCTAGAGGTTTTGGAGCAGGGCTTGATGATGCCGGTAAGTTGCCTGTTAGAAAGTTAGGTACACCTATCATAGATGACGACCCTATTAAAGGTGCATACAGAAAAGCATTTACTGAGAACCCTGTTGTAGAAGCTAGAGCTAAACTAAAACGAGGTAGAAAGAAAGGGTCTAAAAACAGAAAGCAGCAACCGTAGAATTATGTTTAAAAAAGCATTAGAAAAACTTGGCTTTGGCAAAAAGAACAAGAAAAAGAAAGAATATAGTCCCGCTGATGTACCACTAGGCGACGGGCTTATCAATCGTGAGAAAGTAAAAATACAAAACAAGCGTATGCGAGAACTAGATATGATGCTACGAGAAGGCTTCATAACTAAAGAGCAGTACGAGAAAGATAAGCACCGTATCATGGGCACTAAGAAGAAATGACCGAAAAAAATTCCCTAGCCCTATTACAGCAAGACTTTAAGTTGTTCCTACAGGCGTTATGGCATGAGTTACATCTGCCATCGCCTACTAGGGCACAGTATGCAATAGCGGACTACCTACAATCAGGACCTAAAAGACTACAAATACAGGCTTTTAGAGGAGTGGGTAAGAGTTGGATTACTGGTGCATTTGTGCTATGGACTTTATTTAATGACCCAGAAAGAAAGATCATGATTATCTCTGCGTCTAAAGAGCGTGCAGATAACATGTCTATCTTCTTACAAAAATTAATTATAGAAACACCATGGTTACATTTCTTACGACCCAAATCAGACGACTCGAGGTGGTCACGTATAAGCTTCGACGTAAACTGTACTCCACACCAAGCACCCTCGGTAAAGAGTGTGGGTATTACAGGGCAGCTTACTGGAAGCAGGGCAGACTTGATGATTTTAGACGACGTAGAGGTCCCGGGCAACAGTATGACGGAGTTGATGCGTGAAAAACTTTTACAACTCTGTACGGAAGCGGAGTCAATCCTTACCCCGAAAAGCGATAGCCGTATTATGTATCTCGGGACTCCTCAGACTACTTTTACTATTTATCGTAAGTTGGCAGAGCGTTCGTATCGTCCCTTGGTTTGGCCGGCAAGATACCCAAGAGGTAAAAACATTACCCAATACGAAGGGCTACTAGCTCCTGAGTTACAGGTAGATATTGATGAAGGTGTCGAAGAATGGACTCCTACTGACGATAGATTCACAGATGACGATTTATTAGAAAGAGAAGCGTCTATGGGTCGCAGCAACTATATGTTGCAATTTCAACTCGACACAAGCTTATCAGATGCAGAAAAGTTCCCACTTAAGATGGCTGATCTCATTGTCACTAGCGTTAATCCTAGTACTGCACCCGAGAATATCATATGGTGCTCAGACCCTGCAAATGTCATCAAAGATGCACCAACAGTTGGACTCCCGGGAGACTATTTCTATTCACCTATGCAACTGCAAGGAGACTGGAGTGAATATGACGAAACCATATGTAGCGTGGACCCATCAGGAAGGGGTACAGACGAAACAGCGGCTTGTTATATATCCCAAAAAAACGGAATCCTCTATTTGCATGAAGTGCGAGCGTACAGAGACGGGTATAGTGATAATACCTTGCTCGACATCCTTAGAGGCTGTAAAAAGTACAATGTATCAAGCTTGGTTATCGAGACAAACTTTGGAGATGGAATCGTAAGTGAATTATTTAAAAAACATCTTATTCAGACAAAACAAAACATATTTATTGAAGAGGTACGAGCAAATGTTAGGAAGGAGGACCGCATTATTGACAGTCTTGAACCTGTGCTCAATCAGCACCGCCTTGTTGTTGATCGTGGGGTTATCGACTGGGACTATAGGTCGAACCAAGACAGTCCGCCTGAAAGCAGGCTCCTCTATATGTTATTTTACCAAATGAGCCGTATGTGTAGGCAAAAAGGTGCAGTTAAACACGATGATAGACTTGATGCACTAGCTCAAGGTATCAAATACTTCACAGATGCCCTACATATCAGTGCACAGGAGCAAATAAAAGACAGAAAACAGGAAGAGTTTGCAAATATGCTAGCAGAGTTCCTCGACGACCCACAAGCGAGTGCTAATCACTTAGTTTTAGGTCTAAATTACGAGCAGCGGCAGCAGGCTAACGCAAATAACACTGGTGAAAGCTCAGTTCCAAACTGGCGTTGAGCGATCACGCACTTATACAGGGGAGGAGAAGGGTGGACTCAGCCCCTGTCACCTAATATCCTATGAATGGATATACCTAATAGACCTCCACTAACTAACAACCATGAGAATATTCGCAGCAATAGAGCGTATATTACTGGATAGATGGAGAAAGATAAAGGTAGCACTTAAGATTAACAAGTGGCCGTTGTTAAGTCTCCAAGAACAGAGATTACAGCTCAAGAAACAATACTTGGAGGGCTTGTACCGTAAAAAATAGCATAAATTTCTGAGGTCGATATACGACCCTACACGGACGCAAGTTCCCCCATTGTCACAAAATAATCTCAACATGGACGGCTATGACACGTGAGTCGCAGTCTCAGACTCGTCAAGGTACGGGTTGCTACATTTCACAATCACAGCTAGGACGCAGTAGACTCGGCATGCGACTGGTCAACAATATGTGAGCATCTGTTGGCATCTCAGTTGTGACTCGTGAGTCTTACACAATCACGTGCGACTCAGATAAGATGTGTGGTACTGCTCAAATCTCAACACAATCTCATTTTGGACTGCTATAATAAGTACATAAGAGATAAAAGGAGATTCCAA